GGCCCCTAGGCGCCTAAAACTAACACTTTTCTCAATGCTTGAGAAATCCAAGGCAACAAGGGCAGGCATCTGGCAAATATACCTTGCGTGGCAAAAATTAGCATTAACGGTATCATCAGCGACATGGGCATCAGGAGCAACATATGTGACAGCCCGGCACTTGTCCTCATCCTTCTGCAGTCCTTCTACACCCTTTGATTCTATGGTCTCGAAATTTTGCCCTGCACGCACTTTAGCATGTGTTGTATACTATACGTCAATAATTCAGGCTGTTGATCAATGGGACACAAGAGATAAGTACCACAACAAGTGTGCGCTGCTTGGTCTCCCACGTGCTTTCTCTCAGCTTGAAGCTTATTGGCAGGTATGGGTACCGGATGAATTTGCTGATACGAACAAGAATATGACCGACTGTGCTCTTGCTCTATTTGATGAAGTCGAACTCCTTAATTCAACATTCGATGCTCGTTATGCTGATTCCATGGACCAGATGGTGTTGTTATCACAGACCACAGTAACAATAGAAGAAATCAGAGATAGTATTCGACAATCTTGCTCCCTAGACACAGGTGGGAAGCTCGGGTGGTCAGTCTTTGGCTCATTAGCATCTGCGCATGCCCTATCAATCGATGGTGATGTTGCCAGATTTGACCGTGAATTCTCCAAAGGGAATAGATCAAGACGCCTGGTCGACCATCTTACTGTCCGACACTCTGCCAGGATATCGCCATCCAAGAAGCTTGAGACTGGAACTGTCGCTGAAATGATCCTTGCCAATGGCGTAGATGACTATCTCTCAATACTGAAACCAACTTTCCGTTTCTTCTATGGTGTCGATCCAATCTATGTGAATCATCCTAAATTGGGCGAGCACAAGAAACGTGAGATTTCTATGGCTGATCCTGATTCTAGGATTATGCTCAACAACGCTGAACTCATCAACGGATCCTATGGGAGGTATACCAAACCTGACATGCTCAAGAGACCAAATAAGGATGCCCACTTTTACAAACTCAGTTCAGAAGCCATGCTCAAGGGAGGAGCAATACAAGCATCGGATGCTAGCAGATTCTCAGCAATGATGTCGAACATAGCAACTGGGATAACAAACCTTGGCTTGGCAGCGATAGGAGGGAGCACCCATCTTTATTCTTCAGCTGCCACATACCGAAGATTGGCATCCAGGAGGATGGCTTTATCTACAGAAATTCTTGAAGAAGTTACGAAACGAGAAGAACGAGGTCTTGGCAGCAAGCGCCTGTCTCGTTTCAAGAAATGGCTGGTTCGTATGCCAGTGCTGGGAAAGCATGAGTCCTATACAATCAAAGGTTACCGTACAGCTGTGCATACTGGTCAGGGGATGTCACATCATGGAACAAGCCTGGCGCACGGTGGTGCTCTGGTACTTTCCCTACACGCTGCCGAACATGCTATCCTATTCGTATCTGGGAAACGAGCGTATGTTGCTGGGATTCCTATGGTTACGTCAGATGATTCAACAATCATTGCTGGCATTGATGAGACTAAGCAGGAGATCCCACTCACACGACATGAAAAGCAGAGGGCATGCCAGCTATTCCTCAAAGTCCAGAGGGTAACTAGAAGAATTGCACTTCGATCAGTGAGTGTCATGCCCAACTTGCCAAAAGAGAAGGTCTCAGGCATTGCCGGAGAGTTCAATTCACAGGACAATGGGATCGGTGCAGGATGTCCTATCTTAGGTTTCCGAGAGATGATCTGCCAACTCACACGTCCCAGCTCGCCAAGCTTGTGTGGGGACTACATGAACGCATTCGCCTATGCCAGAAGTGCTGCATTAAATGGTCAAGGGCTCACCGTAGGTAAATATGCGCATCTCATTGCCCTTGACACCCTGGAAGCCAGATGGCGGATGTCCAGTACTGAGAAGGAGTCACTTGATTCGTGTGGATTGATCCCTAATGCGGTGATACATGGAGCAGACGAAAACGATCTGTTACACGATCCAGCATCGCTAGTCCCAGCAGCTCTTAGGGTGTCACTCAT